TGTCGGCAGACTTGCCGAGGAAGGCGTCGAAATTGCCGCCGACATAGGGGGTGAGCTGCGCCGAGGGGAGGGTGTCCTTGAGAACGCCGACGCCCGAATTGTTCAGGTAATACTTGATGCCCGGCGTCTCGCCGATCACCGAGAAGATATCGCCGTTGCTGGTGCCCGCGATGCCGTCCGCCAGCGTCAGGAAGCTACCGACGCCAAGGGCTGCGGTTTCGGCGGCGGTCGCCGAATTGGCGGCAGCAATGACATCGGCGGCGGTTTCGGCCGCGTCAGCCTGAGTTTGCTCAGCATAGGTGCCCGCCGTCAGCGAGTAGTAGCGCGAGCCCCGGTCGCTCTCGTCGATCGCGCCGTCGATAGGGTCATCGGTCGAGGCAATCGCATATTGCCGCGCCAGCAGCATGTTGGTGAGCACGTCGTCGGCGATGGGCTGGGCGGCGATGGCCTGCGCTACCCGGAGCGGCGTCATCCGCTTGGTGTTCTCGACCCCCGCCACCGCTTCCGGCTGCGAGGCGATGGGCGCCACCGAATCGACAATCTGCGTCGGCGTCGCCTTCTGGACGTTGACGCCATCGTCAATGATCAGCGCGCCGGTCATCGGGTTGACGGTGATGGCGGGGTCAAGGTCGCGGGGGAGGATGTCGATGCCGGACATTACGCGGTCGCCCTTATGATCTTGTTCATGAGCATGGTCGGCTGCACATTGAGGTGCGCCGTCCCGCCGCCGGTCGCGTCGATTGCCGCGTCGATGGTATGGCTGTGAGCGCCTTCGGTGCTGGTTTCGATTTCATCGCCGCCGCCGGTCGAATTGACCGTGATGGGATGCGGCACGGCGCCGGCCACATTGTCGCCGAGGATGATATGCGAGTGCGAGCCGGCTTCGTTCGTCGATCCGGTCATTGCGTGGGTGTGGCTCGGCATTTGCGCCGTGGTCAGCACGTGCGTCTGCGTACCGCCAACCGCCGCCAGCGTCGCGCCGTCCGGGGTCATGGTGGCCGACGAAAGCCGCCCCGCGAGTCCCGAGACGCTGAAATCCATTCCGGCCGTCGTGCGCCCGCGAAGGTCGGGCAGGCGAAACGTGGTGCCGTCGAGAGCACCGTAGGTCGTGCCGATGACCTCGAACAGCGCGGCATAGGAGGCGCGGCTGATCGACTGGCCCCCACAGATCAGCCAGCCCGAAGGCGCCGAGCTTCCCGCATAGTCCATGATCGCGCCGACCGGGACAGAGGAAGTCGAGCCGAGCTGAGAAACGGTCGCGGCGTCGGTCGGGTTGGTGCCGGGCGTCAGGTTCTGGATAGCATTGCCGCCCATATTGAGCGCCGCGCGCATGCCGCCCGAGCCGTCGCGGTCGAGGCTGTTGCCCACCGCCGTAGCGATATCGGCGACGAACGGATTGTGCTGTGAGACAAGCAGGGTGTCGCCGGAATTGACCAGCGTGCCACCGGGGGCGCTGTAGCTGCCGTCAGCGTTTCTTGGCATGACGCGCCCCTTCTGGTATCGACGCCGGAATGTCGTCAGCCTCATGGCAAGCCGCGATGATCGCGATCCCCGCGGGCGTCATGCTCAAGGTGGTGCTCAAGGCCATCTTCGATCCCCTACTGGACCGCCGTCGTCGTCGCCGGGCCGACGAGAAGGCCAAGCGCGATCGCAGTCGAAAGGTCGCGGGGAGTGGTGCGGGCAAGATAGTCGCTGCGAGCCTGGTCGCGGAGCATGAGGTTCCGCGCAATCTCAAGCGAATCAACGGGATCAGCGACAGTGGTTAGCGGCGCGATCTGCTCGGCGCGGGTGACGGCGCGATTGCCGAGGCCAAGCGCCATCCTGTCGCGCAGCGCATTGGCCGCCGCTTGACGCATTGCCGAAACCGGCACCTGCCCGACTGCCATATTCATTCCAGCATCGGCCATCAGCGGAAGCATGCCGCTGCTCTGGTCGAAGGCTTGATCGGCCGCCCCCCGTTCGGCGGTCATCGAATTGCCGATCAGCCGGTTGCTTGAGGACGCGACGCCGCGCTCGAGATCGCGCGTCATCAGCAGCCGAGCGATGTCATCCTCGCGGCCCGGGTACATGGTGCCGAGCCGTTCCTCCATGCGGGGCGTGCCGAGGGTCGCCTCGAACGGATTGGTCTGGTGCCGCAGCCCCCCGGCGCGCTCGGACAAGCCCGACTGAAAGCCGAGCTGCATCTGGCCCATGCGCTCCGGCGAAAGACCAGCGGTATCGACGCCGAGCTGGCTGGGCGATGCGTCGAGCGCCTTCTGTCCCCGCGACAGATAGCCGCTTTCGGACGCTGGCCCGGCATAGGCGGCGCGCGCTTCGGCGTAGGCCGGATTGTATTTGTCGACCACGCCGAGGAAGTCGCGCAGCGTGCCGTTGACCGCACGGCCTTCGGTGTCGAGGTTCAGGCGACCGCTGGTCGGGTCACGATAGCCCTCGACCACATCGTCCATGCCGCGCTTCACATAGTCGAGCGTCTGCCAGGACGGCACGCGGGTCAGCTTGACCTCGCCGCCCTTGGTCAGGTCGAAGCCGAGCGCGGTGGGATCGCCGCCTTCCTCCATGACGATGCGCCGCGCATTGGCCAGCGCTCGCGACATGGAGGGCCGCTGCAGCATGTCCTGAATATGCGGGAACACCGCCCCGGCCCCGGGCGCTGCATAGGCCTGATCATAGAGCGGCCCGGCCTTCGCCTTTGCGCCCTTGATCAGGTCTTCGCTCAGTTTCGGCACATTCTCGACCGGCCCGAGATGCGCCGCGATGGCCTCATTGAGCCGGTCATATTGCCCCCGCCCGCGCGTCTGCATCGTGTCTCGGACGGCTTGCCCGGCAGTCGGCGAACGGCGCACCGCGGCGCCCGTCAGCGAATTGAGATCGCCCGACACGTCCGCCAGCGCCATCGGCACGTTGAGATCGGCGGCCTGCGTCAGCGAACGCTCGACCTCTGGCATGCCGGTACGGTTGAGCGCCGACACCACGCTGCGCTCGCCGGGGAGCAATGCCTGAGGGGCATCGGCAAGTCCGAACAGGCTGCGTCCCGTCCGGTCTGCCAGCCGGATGCCGGCGCCAGCGGCAGGGGCTAGCACATACCGGCCGCCGAGGTTGCCCCCCGCCGCCAGCAAGCCGCCAGTGATCGCGCCGCCGAGTCGGTCATCGTTCGATTCCGCGGCACCACGGGCCGAGCCGACCATGATATCCGGCACGATTCCGCCGCCAGCCCGCATGGTCTGGCCTGCAATCCCCGGAAGAGCCCCGCCAGCGGCGCCGGCCCCGAAGGCAAGCGCCCCGGTGCCCAGAACGTCGCCCGCCAACGCCGACTTCGGATTGACGGTTGAGGCGATGTCCAGCGCCTGCCGCGCATCGTCGCTGACAGCCCCGGGAAGGCCGGAGCCGACCGCGTTCATGAACTTGGCCGCGCCCGTGCCCAAGGGGGACAGCAGCGCCCCGCCGCGGTTACGCTGCTGCTCGGCGACGGGAACGCTTTGCATGGCGCTGCCCATGCTGCCCTTATAGGCGCGGCCATCCGGCGTCTTGAGCCATGCTTGCGCCGCGTCAACCGATGCCTGCGAGACGCCGCCAGACGCATGCGGGTTGGCCTGAAACAGCGCGAAATTGATCTGGTCGGCATTGGCGCCCTGGCGCACGAGGCGGTCGATCAGCGCCGAATTGGCGGGGTCCGGCTGTTGCGCGGTCGCGCCCGTCGCGATGCCGACGCCCATCGGGTCGTGGGATGGATCGGCGATGAAGGTGTTCGAACGATCTGCTTGGTCGCGAGGAGCGCCGCCACCGCCGCTGGGGGGGGCGCCGCCACCCGGGCCGAACGACGGTGGCGCGGGCGGAGTCGCCCCGGGCACGGCCTGCTTGCCCTGCGGGACCGGCGTGATGCGCCCGTTTGCATCGGGCACGCCGCCGAGGATTTGGACCGCCTTCGCCTTGGCATTGTCGCGAAGGCGCTTGAGGCGTTCGATGGAATCGGTGATAGTCGCATCAAATTGACCGGCGCTCGGGATATATCCGCCGAGGTTCAACTGCGCTTCGGCCGCCGTGTTGGTCTGGCCGGAGGTGAAGCCGAGCGCCTGAATCGCGGCGCCGCGAGCAGCATCGGCGGCTTTATTGAACCGTTGGTTCGATGGCATCGGCAGGAAGTCACCCAAGCCCATGATGCCCTTGGTCGCGCCGGGGCCTTCCTTATAGTGCTGCTCCATTTCAGCGATGATGCCGTCGAGATTCTCGGCCGCCTTGTATGCCCCAAGGGCCTGCGAGCGAATGGTGGCCGTCTGCTCGGCAACGCCGGCCTGCGCCTGCATCGCCTGAAACTCGGCAAGCTTGGCCTTGGCTTCCGTCTCGCGCACCGTGGCCGCGGCGGTGTCGGCGGCATAGGGCGCCTCTGCCGTCGCGGTCTGAGCCTGCGCACGGGCCTTCTGTATGTCATAGGGCTGGGTCGGGCTCGAGATGATCGAACCCCCGCCCTGCTGCTGCGGAGCGTCTTGCGCGGGGCCAACGAGCGTCCAAGGCTGCCCCGGATCGGCGCGTTCGTAGGTATGCCCCTGATAGGTGCGGCGCTCGGCCATTACTGGCGCCCTCCGATCACGACATGCCAGTGCGGCCCGGTCGCGTGCGCGCTCGGGTGCCTCACCTCGTCCCGGGCCTCGATGACCGAATAGCCGGCCGCCTTGATGTGCTGCAGATATTGGGCGAACGACATTCCGGGGATCGGGCGCACGTCCACCGCGCCGCCGCTGCGCACGTGGTACGAATTGGGATTGGCACGCCCGAGCGCGCTATCCGCCGGGCGCCGGTTGTCCGTCACGTGCGCGCCGGGGAACAGGCCCGAGATGACCTCCGCGCCGTTGCTCACTGGAAAGCCGCCCGCGCCAGCCGGGCGCGGACTCCCTTCGTCGCCGAAGTCGAAGTCAGGTGGCAGCGTGGCGGGCGGCATAGACTGCGGCGTTACCGTGCCTGTGCCGGCGCCATGCGACGCCATGCCGGAGCGCGGCCCGGTGTAGAAATTGCCGCCGGGCAGCGGGACTGAGACAATCGGGTCGAGCCGGTTGCCGATATATTGCTGCGTCTTGGCAATGCCCTCGGGGCTGTTCGGGTCGATGCCAGCGCCCGCGAGCAGCCGCGAGAACGGGTCCGGCGTGCTGTAATCGGCCAAGAGCCGGGGATGCACCGGGTCGGACACGTCAACCAGCTTGCCGCCCACCTCGATCGGCTGCGCATGCTTGGTCGCGTCGCGGTACTGCTGCAGCGCCAGCGCCCGCGTGCCAGCGTCGGCATAGGGAGACGACAGCGCTTCGGCGATTGCAGGATTGAGGCTCGGCATGCCGGTTCCGCCCCCCGGCGGCGTGGGCGCTACACCGGGGGGCGACGACCCAAGCTGCGAAAGGGGGGCAGCCGGGGGCGTTGCGGTAGGGTCAGGGGCAGCCATGCCGCCGGGGATGGGGGCGGGCATGCCGCCAGCGGCAGCGGTCGTGTCGCCGCCGCCAAGCAATGACGCGATCAGCCGCGACTGGTCCGCCTGGTTGGCGTCGTAGGCATGCTCTGCGCGGCGCTCGTGCAATGCGCCGAGGATGTTGCCCGACACGCGCGCAAGGCCCTGCCACGGCGACTGGATGGGCGAATAGTCGCTTTGCTGGAGCGATGCCGCGATGGCGCGCTCGCGGGCGATATCGTCGGGGGTGAGCCGCCGGCCGCCGTGGCCCCAGAGGAAGGTGTCCAGCGGCATCAGGCAACCGCCTTGGCATAGTCAACCGCCAGATAGCCGTCTCGCTCTTGCACCGCGTCCGGATTGACCTGCTGCACTTCCTGCGCAATCAACCCGATCTGCACCGGGCCGCCGCTGCGGTAGCGGAAGCTGTAGACGGTGAGGCCATTGGCGAGCACGCCAACCGGCTTGATATCGGTCTTGAGTCGTACGTCCGACATCATCGCCGCGGAACCGACATTGCCCGCCAGCCCGAACAGGCCGCCCATCATCGCGTTGTGCGAGGCGAGCTTCTGCGCGTAGTTCTGTTCGACCAACCCGCTGTAATCGGTGCCCGCCACGCCCGGCTGCGGCGTCGGGCCGGACATGGCCCCCGGCGATGTCACCTGCGAGCCGGACATCAGCGCCGTAATCTCGTTGATGGGGGCGGCGCGGGTGGCTAGCGCCTCGCCGAATGCCTGCCCGCGGCCCTGCAGCGCCAACTGGTTGAGCTGGTCGCTGTTGCCCTGCGTCATGCGCTCCATTTCGGAGTTCCATGCCTGCGTGCCGGGGTGAAGGCCGGAGTTGATCAGCCGCGTGCGGAGCATCTGCTCGTTGTGCTGCTGCTGCGGCAGGATGCGCGACGCCCCGAGGTCATAGGACCAATCGGCGGCGTCCTGATTGTTGAACTCGAACGGCTTGGACAGATAGTCGTGCAGCATCGCCGACTGGTCTTGCGCGATGCCCGCGATGTTGCTCTGCGCGCCCTGCGACTTGTCGAATATCTGCTGCTGTTCGGGCGAGAGCGTTGTCGTCTGGGTGTATCGCGGGATATTGACCGTGCGGCCCGTGGAATCGGTGAAGCTGCCGGTGCCGGTCTGGTCGTAGTCGACATTGCCCCAGGGATTGTGCTGCGAGGTCATCCCCAGCATCTGCTGGGTCAGCGCCGTGTCCATGTTGAGGCCGGACTGCGCTTGTGCAGTGGCCATCGGATCAGGCGGTTTTGGGGAGCTGACCAAGTGCGCGGACCTACTCGATAGAGCGCGCAAAGTAGGTCCAGTCGCGCCGAGATGGGGGCACTCTACCCGAAAAGCCACTCCTCGCGCAAGATGCCGATGATGGTGGCATCCTTGCCCGGCCCGAAGTGGTTGCGCTTGCAGCCCTCGACCTTGCCGCCGAGGCGTTCGGCGTAGCGAATGACCTTGGGATCGCGGGTCTGCGCCGTCATCCGCTCGCAGCCGAGCTGGTCGAAAACATAGCTCCCAACGGCGCGGATGAAGCTGCCCGTCCAGCCCGTCCCCGCTATCGAGACATGCACGTCGGCGCCTTCGAACACGTTGAACACCACGCCTGCGACGATCTCGCCGTCTCGCTCTATCCCCATCGCGGTGAAGGGTGGGCAAAGGGCAAAGCCGAGATGCGCCGACACGAAGACGGCAACCCGCATGTCGGTGACGATCACGTCACTGGCGCGGCGGTGGTAAACAGCAGTTCGAGCCGGATCACTTCGGCATCCAGCGGCTGCACCGACCCGCTCGTGACCTGATAGGCGAGGCTGCCGGCGTACCCGGTTCCGCCAAGCGACCGCCAATGCTGGTTGATGGTCTGCGGCGTCTCCGCGTTCCATACCGACACGCCCCAGACGCCGGCATCCCAGATGTTCGCCGCCCCACCAATCGCGGTTGCGTCGGGCGCGGGGGGCAAGTTCATGTCGAAGTCCGCCTTGAACGTCACATTGTCGTTCAAGGGCACCTGAGCCCGCACCACGGCGCGACCGACCGTGGGGATGATCTCGCTCGACGGCGTGCCGAAGTCATCGAACAGCGGCAGCACGGCGCCCGAATAGGCCTCGCCATAGTCCTGCCCCGAGACATTGGCGAGGAAGACGCGGCCATCGGCCGACCCGAAATAGAGCCGCCCCTCGAATACCTCCATCGAAAGCGCCTGCCAGCCGGTATAGCGGCCCCATGCCCCGGTTTCGGTGTTCGATACGAACATGACCGGCGAGCCCGCGGCGATGATGTTGGGCGGGGCGACGATGGCCATTTTCTGCTCTGGCCAGATTTCCGCCTGCCAGTTTTCCATGCCGCGAAGCTGGGTCGCGTCCGTCCAGGCATCGGCGATATTGTAGCTGATCGTGGCGACATTGAGCGAGGTCACGTCGAGCGTGACCGCCTTGGAGAGAGGCACCAGCCCCACGCTCGTCGCAACCGCGATATCGCCGCCGCCGCGGATGAAGGCACGGTTTCCGAGCGGGCGGCCGATGCGGTAGAAGCCGACGCGCGCCCATGTCGCGGCATCGGTCGGGTCGTCGCCCTGATAGACCGCGACCTCCCCTTCCGACGACACGAACACATTCTGTTCGGACAGCCCGCCTTGCGACCCGGTTTCGAGCGACCACGCCTGCCCGAACAAGAGCGTGCCGCCCTTGCCGAACACGCCCGCCAGCGGAAAGATCGTGGCGCCCCCGCCGACCGCATCCACGTCGTCCAGATACCATGCGTTCATGGTGTCCTTCTCAGCGAACCAGAGGCGGTTTTTATAGACCCAGACGAACGACATATCGGCGCTGGTGAGCGAGCCGAAGTCCATTCCCGGCACCGCGATGGCGCCTGCGCCGTTGGCATCTGCCGAGCCCGTATCGGGGCCGTCATCGGTGATCGTCTCGTCATCGGTGAAGGGATCGCCGGTCACGTCCTTGAGCCATAGCGTGCCGGTGAGTTCGTCGGGCTCGGGGTTGGGAATGACCTTGACGATGGTGCCGGTCGCGCCCGAGGTGCCCCCCGTCAAGATCGCGCCTTCCGTGAAAGCTACGGTCTGGGCGTCATAGTCGAGCGCGTAGATGCCACCCGCGACGTTGGGATAAAAGCTGGTGCCGTCATAGATGAACCCGGTATCGACGCCGTTGACGCCAACGAGGAACACCCCGCCCGTGGTCGCGAACTGGACGACAATCCAGTTGCCGCCGCTGAGCCCTTCCATCTCGATGAAGTCGAGCGTGGACGACCAGCCGAACCAGTCGCCATCCTCGGTGACGATCAGGTTGCCGTCTTCGTCGGTGATGCGGCTGTTGTCGGCAAAGACGATGCTGGTGATGTCGTAAATCGCTTCGGAGGTCGCGCCGAACAGCTTACGGTTCTCGCCGTTGTTGTAGCTGAACAGCGCCGACGCATCGAGGTCGTCCATGCCGAGCGTGCAATAGAGCAGCTTGCCGCGGCGCAGCAGCACGCTCGTTGCCCGCGGGAAGAAATTGTCGAGCACTGCTGCGCCCTGCAACTGCGTCCCGTCGTTCGGGGTCGCCAGCGCGCGATTCGATATCCAGCCCGCGGTTGGCGCCGGGAACATCTTCGGACGCGACTTGACCTGTGTGGGGCGCCGGATCGTGCGGGCGTACATCAGCCCAATTCCCAAGGCCAAGCGAGCGCGGTGCCGGGGAAGGTCATGCGCGGGCGGCGGCGATAGACGCTCGATCCACGGTCCTTGGCGGCATATTCGCTGATCGCCTTCATGAAGGCTTCCTGGTCGCCGTCGAAGGGCAGGCCCTTGTTCTCCCGCCAGCGCCAGACCAGCCCCAATGTCAGCAGCCGCTCGGGCAAGAGAAACGTGTCGGTGTCGGCATCGAACGCACCCTTGAGCGCCTGCGTGCCACTGTCTCGGGCGTAGAAGCGCGAAATATAGGGAAACACCGCGTTCTGCCCGTCAGGCGGCGCGGGGACGAAGTGCATCGCGTTGCCGTAAATCGTCCACCCCCCCGGCGATGGCTGGAAATCGCGCGCCTGCCAATAGAGGAAGTCGTTCATGTCGGTGATGTGCCGATATCCCCACGCCCAGCTTGTCGTGTCCTGGATGTCGGTATTGACCAGCATCCGGTCATAGTCGCCGGGCAGGTTGAACAGCACGGTCGTGCCGTCGCCGTTCATCGTGCGAACCGAGGTCAGCGCCTGCCAGTCGTGCGACTTGGCGATATCGGCTGCTACCTCATTGGCGAGGTCGGCAAGCTCCTGCTCGGTTTTCCGCGTCGAGCCGAAGAACACGGTGGGCCGGTCGCCTGTGACCCTCAGCGCGGCCGATTGCATGGCGGCGAGGATCGCCACGGGTCAGGCTGCCTCGTCCAGTTCCTTGAGCGTGCGCAGCAGCGTGTCGCGGCTCGGGTTGCCCGCCGGACGGATGCCGGTGCGGTCGCGGATCAAGTCCTTGAGCGCCGGGTCTTCCATCGCCTGATACGCAGCATCCGCCGTCGCAACCGCCGCCTCGATTTCCTCGGGCTTGGGATCGGCCGCCGGAACGCGCGTCGATGCGGATTCGAGTTCGGCGATGCGCGCCTTGAGCATTTCCAGCTCATCCAGCGCGCCGGAGTTCTTCGCGCGGTCGGCCATGAACTGGCGCGCGGCATCCTTGAGCTTGTTGGCGCTCATGCCGAGCGACTTGGCGGCCGACCCCTCGAGATGGTGCAGCGCTTCGATCGAATAGATTTTCAGCGCGCGGCACAGCGACAGCGCTTCGGGCGTGATGTTGTAGGGGCGCAGCATCTCCAGCGGCGTGCCGTTGGCTTCCTGCGGGTTGCCTTCCTTGAACTGGCGGTATTGCTCGGGCCAGCGCTCGGCATAGGTGATGACGGTGTTGCCCTCGCGCCGCGAAAAGGCGCCGGCCGGGAAGATCGGCGAGTAGTTCTTGGAGCCGGCAAAGCGCACCTCGACGCACTCGTGCATTTCCATGACAAGATGACCGGCGCGCTCGGACTTGGGCACGTTCTCGATGTTCATCATCTTGAACACCGGGGTGATGGTGATCTCGCGGGGGTCGATCTCGACAATGCGGGTCATGGGTCAGGCTCCGGGGCGGTTGGAAGGGGAGGGGAATGGCCGGGCGTGCAGCCGCCCGGCCACCCCGCGCGAGGTTACGGCGCCGTGCCCTTGGCGACCCAGAAGCGGTCGCCCGAGACGAGCGTGCCCGAATAGAAGCCAGTATGCGGGGCATACCAACCTCCCGAGCCGGTCGCCACGGTGATGTTGTCCGGGGCGGTGACGGTGACGGCAACCTGCGTGCCCGGGTCAGCGGCGACCGTAATGGTCGCCGACGCCTGGACCCACATATATTCGCGGCCATTGTCGCCGAACGCCGTGTCGCCGAGCTGCGGGCTGGCGATCTGCCCGGCACCGGCCGCGGCGCGACCAGCTCCGGCGTACCAGACCTGATCCTTCTTCACGACCTGGTTGAGGTCCGGCCCGAGGCTCGGGTTCATCCGGAACGGGGTGGTGGTCGATACAGTCATGGTCCTCGCTCCTGGTTAGATCGTGATGCCGCGGTAGCTGAACAGCGGGTTTTCGAGCACGAGCTGGCCCGACCACACGATGCCCTGCGCAACCGCATCCTGGTTGATCGGACGAAGCCCGTTGCCGGGATGGAACGGCACGAACTGCTGACCCGGGAACTCCCAGATGCTCAGCCCTTCGGTGTCGATGCCGAAGAAGGTGCTGGTCGGCATGACATTGCCGATGCCGCCTGCCGCCACGATGTCCACCGGACCAGCCGGGGTCATGTAGGTGAGGCCGGCAAAGCCCAGCTTGGCGAGCCGTTCCGACGCCAGCCGCTGGTGCGCGACGAACGATGCGGAAATAGGCGCATAGCTGAGCGCGTCGGCGATGATCAGGTCGGCGTACCGGCCGTTCCGCGAGCGGGCGAGCGAGATATATTCGATGATCGGCCGCGCCGTGGTCGAGTCCCACGTCGTATAGCTGAGCACGTCGCCGTTCGGGATATCGAAGGTGCTGGTGCGCCATTCGGTCACGGTGCCGCGGTCGATGCCGCCATAGATGCCGGTGTTCGGCAGGATGGGGATCGCCCCGCCCAGCCCGATCATCTGGCGCCCGCCGTCGCTGGTGCCGTCGCCGACCATGCCGACCTCAAAGGTCTCCTTCACGGCCTTCTCGGCGGAGTCCATGTAGAACTCCATGAGGTCGACCAGCTCCTCCTCGCCGCGCGTGTAAAGCAGCTCGGTGCCGTTCAGCGAGAACATGCCGACGACGCGCGACCAGTTGAACACGGCCGAGTTGAGCAGTTCCTGCGGCGTGATCTCGATCTTGTCGTAGCCGGTGAACCACTGCGCCGTCAGCTTGTCGAACTGGACCGGAATCCGAAGCTCGGGGCCGCCGGCACGCTTGACCTTGATGCGGCCTTCGTTGCGAAGGATGCGGGTCAGCGGGGTGGAATTGTAGACGATATCCTGGATGGCCTTGCTGCGCCGCGCGGTGGCGGCGGTCAGAAGCTGGCCATAATTGCGATCGCTGTTGATCGACATGGGTCGGGCTCCTCAAGCTCGGTTAAGGCGCCGCAACTCTGCCAGGATGCTTTCCCGGGCCGTTTCGCCGCCCTTAGCCTGATCCTCGACGGTTTCCGTCACTGAACCAGGCGATGATTTGATGGATTTGGAGCCGCCGAAGTCGTTATCAGCGCGGCGTTCGGGCATGGCGTCCGCGGAGTGGTCGATGGTTACGGAACTGGAGGCGGGGTTGATCCGCACAGCCATTTCGTAAGCCGCCGCCAGTCGATCAGACGGGCTCATGCTCTGGGATATTCTATCGCTTTTCAGGAACATTGCAATATCGGTCTGAATCTGCGGTTCCTGATAGCGCGGGTGCTTGTCGGCGAAGGGTTGGATGATGCTCGCCGTCACCATCCGCGTCTCCAGATCGGCGACATGCTGCTTGAGCCGGGCGACCTCGGGATCGACCTGCGGCTGTTGCTGTTGCGGCTGGCCCTGCTGCATGAGCCGCTGATAGCCTTCATCGGTCTGCGACATGACGAACTGCGCGACTTCGCGGATGGAAACCGGCTGCCCGTCGGCCTTGCGCGGCCCGACTTCCATCAGGATGCTGTTGAGCGCCGTCAACGGACTCGTCTTCATCTGGTGCTCGATCTGCGCCAGTTTGGTCAGGCTGTCGCGCAATTCGCGCCCGTTGGACTTGGCCAGTTCATCGAAATCTCGGATCTGCGAATAGCGCTCGGACGCGGCGCGGTGGTGCTCGATCTCGGCGGCATGGTCGCGCGCCATCGTCTCGATATCGCGCTTCACGACATTGGGGACGTTGCGCCAGACCTCGCGGCTATCGGGCAGGAAGTTGCGCGGCGGCTCTCCGCGCGTGCTGCGTGCCTCGGTGCGCTCGCCGGCCTTCTCGGCATCCGTCGCGTCCGCATCGGCCTCTCCGGCCTCGGGAGCGGCTTTCGCGGGCGTCTCGGCGACCTTGGCCGGTTCCTTGGCCTCGGGCTCTGCCTTCGCTTCCTTGCCGTCCGCTGCGGGCTTGTCGGCGACCTTCTCTGCCTTGGCATCCTTGGCTGCCTGTTCGGCTTTTTCCGCCTCGCCGAGCGCCTTGTCCTCGGTTTCGCGCAGCGCCGCCTGAATGGACTCGCGAGCGGTTTCCGGCTTGGCCTCGGGCTTGGTCGCCTCGGGCTCGGTGAGCGACGGCATCCCGCCCCCGGACGCGCTCGGGGTCGCTTCGGTGTCGAGCGTGGTGGAAAGGGGCTCTTGCAGGTCCATGTCACATCTCCAGCGCGACAGGAGGCGGAACCCGCCCGTTGCGCACGTCTTCGATTCCGGCCTTGATGTCGTCGCGCCGCTGCTTGCGGTCGAAGTCCTTGGTCACGACGGGCATTTCCTCGTTGCCGATCTCGAGGTAGCGTTCGCCCTTTGGGTTGCCCCCGGGCTCGAGCGTGCGACGATAGCCGGACAGGCTGTCGTGCATCTTGCCGTCAGCGCCCCGGATCGGCTCGATTGCGTCCGTGGGGGCGAGCCGAGGCGCCGAGACGAGCCGCTGCGTCGCCGAGCCGCACTCGCAAAGCTGGGGCTCGGCGAAGCGGGCAAGCGGGACCATCCGCTCGAACAGATGGCCCTCGCCGCATCGGAAGTCGTACAGCGGCACGGCTCAGGTCTTGATCGCCGCGATGATCGCGTTGATCTTGGTCGTCAGCGACGCGATCTGGTTGGCGAGCGTCGCCTCGGTATAGCTGCCGGGCACGTCGGGGATGGTGTCGCTCGGCGTGCCACCGCTGTTGTCGGTCAAGGCGACCAGCGCCGCTACCGCAGTGGTGGAGGACAGCTTCGTGCTGGCAATTGCCGCCGACGCATTGATGTCCGCATTGACGATGGTGCCGGCCGTAATGTTGGCGTGCGCGACCTTGATCCCGCTCGGCAACGAGCCGGTGGCCAGCTTCGACAGGTCGATCGCCGCGGCCGAGTTGATGTCGGCGTTGACGATCGAATCCGGCGTGACCGGGAGATTGGCGTCGATCTGCGCTTTCACTTCGGTCGCGAGTTCCGGGACCATGCCCAGCTCCACGAACCTGTTCGCATTGGCTACCATGTCGTTGACTCCCTTGCTAAATTACGGTGCACTCATCACGAAATGTCCGGCTGTCCCGGCCGAAGCCACGGCGACGAGCTTGCTCAGTTGCGGGGACCAGCAGAGGTTTCGCCACGTGCTGCTGTTCAGCGATGTGGGCGTGGTCTGGCGGGTCCAGAAAATGCCGTCCGGCGACGTGCAAATCGAATTGGTGGAAGCGGTCGAGGTCGCCACGAACAGCCCGATTGACGCCGCCCAAGTGACGCCAGTGCATCCCCCGGTCGGGATGGCGCCAGTGTGGAGCGTCCACGTCACGCCGTCCGGAGAAGTCATGGATGCCGATGGCGCGGTGCCCGAGGCGACCGCGACCAGCAGGCCCAATTCGTGCGACCATGTAACCGCGGTCCAGGTGCCGGTCTGAGCCGTCTGCAGTACCCATGCCGTGCCGTTGACCGATGTTTGCACCGCGTTGGTGCCGACCGCGACGAACATGCCAAGCGTGTCGGCCCAACAGATCGAGGTCCAAGTCGCCGATGACGCCGTTGTGCGCTGCGTCCAGGTGACCCCCGTTGGCGAGGTCATGGCGCGGTTGACCGACTGCGCCACGGTGCAGAACAGCGCCAGCGACGGCGACCAAGCGATGTCGACCCAGCTATTGTCGGCGGTGCTGGTGCGTATCGTCCAATTGATCCCATCAGGCGAGGTCATCAACCGGTTGCCCGTTCCGGTAGAGCCCGACACGGCAAACAGCGACAGGTCCGGCGACCAGCAGATGGCTCGCCACGCATTGTTCGCGGCGGGGACGCGCGTCGTCCAGGTGATGCCATCAGGCGAGGTCATCACGCCGTTGTTCGTGCCGGTGAGCGCTACGGCGCAGAACAGGTTCAGGCTCGGCGCCCACGCCACATCGAACCACTGGACATCGGCGGCGGAGGCTTGCGAGGTCCAAGCCGTGCCAATGGTGGTGATGCTAGCACCCTTCAACTGGAACACGGCGCCGTTGGGCGAGAAGAGGCTGCTATTGTCGGAATCGAACCGATAGAGGTTGCTGCCTTCGCCCGATGGGCTGAGCGCATAGCCGAACCGCCACGCCGCGCTCTTATCCGAACTGAACAGGTGGGAATTGGCCCATTGTTCGGTGTCGCTATACCGCGGGTCGATGGGGTAGGCGGTCCAGTCGGCCCAGCCGGCGATGGTTGAAACGATCGCCGCGCCGGCCGCTGGCCCATCGGGCGCATCGACCTCGATAACGTCGTCCAAGCCTGCAATATCGTTCTCAGGGCCGGTCCAGTGCGCGTTCGCAGCCCAGTCCGAGGTAAGCCCGGCAACTTCGGTGATGCGGAGCGCGCCAAAGCCCAGCGAGCCACCGGTGGTGGTGATCGCCAGCGCCTTTGTCCCGGCATGGGCGCCGCGAAGCGCGAAGGCGGCGACAACGCTGGTGCCCGCTACGGCTTCGGCCTCAAGCCCGATCTGTGTCATGGCAACACCGTCGAACGTCGCCGCGACCGTGGGCACGGTGTCGCTGCCGTTGATGGCGTAGAGCTTCACGACCAGGCTGTTGTAGGTGAGCGTGAAGTTGGTGCTGTAGCTGTTCAGCCCGTCCGCGCTCGTGATCAGTCTATCTCGCGCGGTCGCCGGGTTTTGGTCCGGCGGCGTGATGCCGCCCTCGACAACGAAGGGCGTTCCTGTGGCCGAATAGCTGACGGCGATGCCCCCGCTATCCACGCGCGACATGAGCGGCGCGCCGTCATCTACGGGCATGATGGGCAGGCCGCCGAACGCGACCAGGGTGACGGCGGGACCGCTAGGCATCCCCGCCTCCATTCAATGCCGTGCGCTCGGACAAGTCTTGCTGCCGATCGGCGCGTTCTTCGCCGCGCTCGCGGAACTGGTTCTCCGTCTCGCGATCCTCGACGCCTTGCTGCATCTCGACCTGCTGCATCTGCTGGTCGGCCGCAGCGCGGTTTTCGTCGGCGACGAACTTGTATTCGGCCAAGTCCTGCTTGCGGACATCTAGGCCGATGGCGTGGAGGATTTGCGCGGTCTGCGCTTCCATGAGGTGGATTTTCGCGGCCTGCTCGGTAAGCTGGCCCTTGAGCTTCGCGTTCTCTTGCTGCCCCTTCATCTGCGCGGCAAAGGCGCTCTGCTGCAGTTCGGCCATCTTGCGCTGCATCTCGGCTTGGTCGTTCCGCGCGTCGGCTTCCACCTTCATCGTTGCGGCGCGCGCCTTGGCCAGTTCGGCCTCGCCCAGCATCTTGTTGGCCGCCGCCAGATCGTCGCTCTCGCCGCTTGCAGCCGCGGCCTTCGCCGCCATCTCGGGCGCCGCGTCGATGAACTCGTCTATCGCCCCGTCCAGTTCGCGGCCCGCGCGGTACGGCGCCAGCACGAACTTGAGCATCGCGCCGGCAAGCTTGGCGCCCGGCTCGCCCATCGCCATGAGGCCCTGCAATGACTGCGTAGCGCTCGAAAACTCGCCCATGAACTCGTTGCGGCTGCGCTTCTCGGCAAGCTCGTCGGTGAGGATGGTGGAGCTGCTTTCGATCTCGAACGCAAAGCCGCGGGCGCGGTCGTCGCGCAGCAGCTTCATCACGTCCTCAATCGGCACTTGCTCTTCGATCTGGGCAAGCTGCGGCGCGTACTTGGCCATGATCTGCTGCTGCGCTTGCTCGAACGCCTGCTGTGCCTGTGCCGGGTCGATCTGCTGGCCCTGCTGCCCGCCCTGTTGCGGCTGTTGCGGCTGTTGCGCGGCGGCCTGCTTGGCCTTCTCGCCGAGTTCGTGCAGTTCCTTGCGCGCCGCGGCTTCGAGTTCCTTGACCTTGTGCTCAAGCTCGGCGCGGGTCGGAATCGTCATGCCCGACATTTCGAGCATCTGGTCCTGCGGGAACTTCTCGGCGATGATCTCGGCGGCGATCTTGACCGCATCGGCGGCGACGCGCTGCAGCTCGCACGACTTCTCGCGGACGCGCACCGAACCGTATTGCGATTTGAGTTCCTGCGCCCCTAGCGTCTCCTCGGCTTCCGTGGCGCCGCGCATGATGTCGGAGATGCCGGAGAGCTGATAGAAGTCCTGGATAAGCTGCCCGCGGGCCTCGATCAGCCCCTGAATCGCGGTCGCGATCTCGGCGAGGGGCAGCCACACGACCAGCGGCGTTGCGCCTTGTGCCAGCAATGCGGCGCCGGGCACGGGGATGATGATCTCGTCGCTGTCGTCCTTGAGAACGGCCTCGATCGCGTCGCCCACATCCCCGCCACCGGCAACGATGCCCTTCATCTTCACCGCATCGAGCAGTGAGTAGATGCGGCGCGTCAGTTCGCTGATCTTGCGGAAGTGGACGGCGTAGCGCTCCCAGTCGGGAACGGGGATCAACGACCGGCGGCGAAGCGTCGCATAGGCTGGCTTGGGGCACGGGAAGAAGCCGGACAGCTCAAGGTGCGGTTCGCCTTCATCGAGGAACACGTCGCAGCCGTCCGTCACCCAGTAGACGCGGCTGTCGGCCTTGTGCCAGACCTCCCAGACCTTGGCCTTGCGCGTCGCGGCGCGCTTCTCAAGGTCGCGGTCGTTGTCGCCGTCGTCGCGGCCCCGGTAGAGCGTATATTGCGCGCGTTGGTACGCATCGCCGCTGGTCCTGCGGAAGCGCGCGCGCATTTCCTTGCGCGTCAGCCATGCCGCACCTGCAGCCCAGCCGACCTCGGACCATTTGCGGGCCGGCTCGTGGAGGAAGTCGAGCCGGTCCTTATGCTCGACGCAGACGGCGTGCTTGCCCTTCTCGACCTCGTGGCGGACCCAGAGAGGCCCGCGCCCGGCGAAGATCAGGTCATCCCGCGCCCCAAGCATCACGTCGTCAATGCCCGTGCGCTTGAACACCGAAATGGCGCAGCGCTCCAGCATCTCGGCGGTGACGTTCATGATCGCCTCACCGTCCTTGAACAGCGGGGCAACGACGGGCTGGGGTGGCCTCGAATAGACCGCGGGCTTGAGGATTTCGAAGCTGGCCCAGAACAGGTCCAGTTCGCTGTCCTTCCAGCTCCCCCAGTCCGGCCCGAACCCGTCGAGATAGCCGTCGAGGTTGTAGATGCGGTCGATCAGGTCGCACGTCGTCTGCCACGGCCGGAACGCATCTTCGGCCTTGCGCAGCGCTGCCAGCACCGATGCGCTCGACTTGGGCTTGCTGTCGCCGTCGCCCTTGAAGCTGTCGGCTTCCTCGAGATCGGTTTCCACGCTCATCGCCCCGGCATCCGAAGCGGCGGGGCGATCACGCCGTCAGCGACCATGGCCGGTGCGTGGCGGGCTCGCGCCTGTTCCTTGGGCTTGCGACCCATCTCCATGCGGTCGAGCAACTGTCCGGCGAGGCCGATTGCATCCACCTGGTCGTCATGCACGCCGACCGGGAAGTGCATCAGCTCGGTAATGAAGTCGGTCAGCCACGGGGCATCGCGGGGGACGTGAAGCCCGGCCATCGCCATGCGCCCGCGCATCGACTGTGCCCTGACCGCCTTGTCGCCGCGCGTCGGGAATTGCTCGCGGGCGGTGTAGCTGCCCGTTTCGAGCATGCGCTTGGTGAGGAACGGGCCGATGCCGGACTTGATCTGGCCCGTTTCCTCCGCCCAGCCGATTGGCTTCCACTTGCGCACGAGGTGGCAAAAGCTGTCGACCCACACGTCCGACGATGCCCGCTCGCGCCACAGGTCGAGCAGGTACATGCGCCCGTCACTGGCGATGCCGATGACGACGTGACAGGTGTAATCGCCGCCGTCCGAGGTGACGGCGTAGTCGCTGGCGCCATAGATCGACATGGATTCGCGCGGCGGTACGTGGTCGACCGGGTGAATCCACTCGCGCCGGAAATAGTCGCCCGTCTCGGGGCTCGGTTGCTGCTGGTACAGCGCGGACCAGTCGCGAGGGGGAAGCGCCCGCTTGATGCGCTCCAGCTCCTCCAGCGGGTATTGCTCGGGCCAAAGCGGCTCGCCGTTGTCGTTGATCGCGGGCAGGTCGAGGATCGTCCAATCCTCGTGGCCGTGCTCGGCTTGCAGCCACCCGGACAGGTCATCCTCGTGCCAGCGGGTCTGGATGACGACGATGCGCCCGCCGGGCATCAGGCGGGTGTAGGCGGTCGAGGTGTACCAATCGCGCGTCTTGCGGCGGATGACCTCTGACTCGGCTTCCTCGCGGTTCTTTACCGGGTCGTCGATCAGCAGCAGGTGCGCGCCGCGACCCGTCAGCGGGCCGCCGATGCCGACCGCGTAGAACGCGCCCTTTTGCGTCGTGACGTGCTCGACACCGCCCAGCGCCCCCTCGACGTGGAAGCGCTTTGCGGCCTTGCTGTCGCCGCTCAGGCCAACGCCGGGGAAGATCGTGCGGAAGGCCGCGTCCTCGATCTGGTTCTTGACCTTGCGCCCGAAATCGTCGGCGAGTTCCTGGGCATAGGTCGCGGTGATGACGTAGTGATCCGGGTTGCGCCCGAGATACCAAGCCGGGAAAAACTCGCTGGCGAGCATTGATTTGCCGTGGCGCGGCGGCATGGTGATCATCAGCCGCTTGATCTCGCCACGCTCGACGGCCTCCAGATGGCGCGCGATCAGCCGGTGGTGCGGCGCGTCGCGATAGTCAGGCCATTGGAACGCGGCGTAGGCGATGAGCCGCGAGAAGGCGAAGTCTTCGGCGGTGAGTGCCTTGGTCGCCATCATCCGTCAGCACGCGTTGCCGCGGAAACCGCCGCGTCGCGCTGTTCCTTGGACGTGACGGTCATTTCGCCCGAGTGATTGAGGTTCTTGCTTTCGCGCCAATCGTCTGGGAATCGAGCAGCCATCGAACGCGACCACATCGAGGATTGGAAGTTCTGCGCCTCAAGATTTGAACGGCCCTTGCGCTCCCACCATGTCTGCGATGCGACCTTCGCGCGGTTCAAGGCTTCAAGAAATTCGGGGTGCGCGGCGGGCCAGTTTTCCTCAAGCGTCGGGCGGCTAACGTCCAGTTCGTATGCCATCTCGACAATCGACGCGCCGGTTTCGCCCAGCTCAATGACCCGCTGGCAGTATTCGGGCAGGTAGGATGATGGACGTCCCGCTGGCATGGCGGGCTACCAAATATCCGCATAAAATCAGCTTGGGGAGGGGGCTATAATTCGGCGCATCATATTTTTTCGCCCATGCTCTCCAGCGCCCGCATGATCCGCTTGAGCCGTGACCGCTCGACACCCGTTGCGCGGACCGCCTGCCCGATGGTGCAATGGGCGTGGTCGCGGAGGTACGTCAGCACGCGGCGGCGTGTCGGGTTGAGGCGTTGCGCTGGTCGGCCGCGGGCTGCTGCCCCCATCATCCCCCTCCCCGCTGCTGGTTGTCGTGCATCAGCGAAGGGCATATTGCGTTTCGCAGTGGCGGGTGGCGGGTTGGGGCGGGTCTGTACTCTATAACGTAACGCGGGCGCGCGCTGTGCCTATAGTGGTGAAACCCGCCCAGACTCGCCACACCCGCCACAACTATTCGGCTAAGTGTTTGAAAATCCACAAACCGGTTGTGGCGGGTTGAAAATCCCGATTTCATTGTTCGTCGCCCTTCCGCTTGAACGCGATGCCGTTCCAACGCCTCAACCCGCCACTGCCTTTGCCGTTTATGAACCCCCGCTTCTTCATCCGCGACGCGAACGAAACGCTGGTGCCGGGGTCTTCGCCATTGGCCTTCGCGAACTTGGACCAGGCATTGAACAGCGGCGTGGGCATCTCCCAGTCGCGGGGGTCGGTCTCGCATTCGGCCTCGATCCATTGGCCGAACACGTCCTGGTCGCTGAAATACTCGTCGGTGGCCTGCGTCACGCTCTCGGGGCGTCCGAGGCCATGCTTTTGCCAGTCGAGGCAGCCCTTGAGCGCCCAAGCGAGGATGCGCGGGGCTTCGACCCTCAGCTTCTCCTCAAGCATGTGGTCGGGCTCGGCGGGCTTGTTGATGAAGGGCATCATGTTGAAGCGGCGGCGCATCGCTTCGTCGACATTGTGCAACTGCGGCTGGTGGTTGCCGGCGAACAGCAGCTTGAACTGCGGCATGTAGGTGAAGAAGTCCTGCCGCATGAAGCGCGCCGTGATCTTGTCGCCGCCGGTCAGCGCCTTGATGCGCGCCTCTGCCCATGCCCTGCCTTCCTCGGTCTCTGAGGCGGTCACGAGGCGGGCGCCCTTGAGCATCGCCAGCTCGGTCGGATGCGCGCTGAACTTGGACGACGCGAACGTGTCCATTGGTGCCGACATGGCATAGTCGCCGAGAATGTGGCTCAGCATGTTGAGGAACACCGACTTGCCGTTGCCGCCGGGGCCGTAGATGAAGAACAGCGCGTGCTCGTTGGTGAGACCGGTGAGACAATAGCCGGCGATGCGCTGCAGATAGACCTGCATCGCGGCATCGCCACGCGTCGCGTCGTTCAAGAAGGCAAGCCAGCGATCGGCGGGCTTGTTCTCCGGCTCGCAGCTCGTCAGCTTGGTGATGTTCTCCGACTTGCGGGGGCTGTGCATCCGCCCGTTGCGAAGGTCGAGCGTGCCCTTGGGTGTGCCGAGCAGCCAGGGGTCCTGGTCCCAGATATCCGACGTGACGGCGTGACTCGGATCGGCGCGCGCGAATTTCTCGGCGCCCGCGGCCACGCTCGCCTTGCAGTGCATCCGCTTGCCAGCGCCCAGGCGCCGCCCGAGCTCGCGGGCATAATGGAACGCGACGGGGATTTTCAGCACCGCCCAATGCGTATGCTGCCACTGATACCAGTGGCCGGCGTCATGGTCGAAACGCATCTCCGGCCCGTGCTCGCGGGTGAAGGCAAGCGCGATGGTATCCTCGGACACCTCGCCGGGCTTGGCGCCGGGCAGGACGTGCACGTTATCCCATGCGCCGCTATCCTCGATGCCCGCCCAGCCGTCGTCATCGGGCATTGCGCCGGGACCGAAGGTCGAAGCGAAATCCTCGGGACCGGGCCCCATGTCGTCAGTCCCTCCCGCCACCGAATGCTTCCTCCAACTCGTTCGCCGCCATCATCATCCGGACCAGCGCGCGGCGAGCGCGGGCGAGGCTCGCTATGTCGAGCGCGGAAACCGCCGAAGCGTGCGCAACCGGCATGATCGACGCGGCGGCCGAATAGGCGGCCCACTGGGTGTATTCGCCCGCGATCTTGCGGCTCGCCGCATCGCGGAGTGCGAACAGCCCGCAACGCAGCCGCAATTCCTCGGCTTCGATGCCGGGGAAGCTCGCGCGGACCTCGCCGATATAGCGCTCCCATTCGGCGGGCTGGGTTGTGGCGGGCACGTTCATGCCCACCCCCGATCGCTAAACGGTGCCCCGCAGGCCCGCAGGAACGCCAGCGCGGTATCGGGACGCCTGAACACCCCGCAATGGTGCCCCTGCTCCCAATAGAGATTGAGCCGGTCGCGCTGGTTCGGGTCCGGGTCTTCGAAGCCGTTCTTGAACTCAAGGAATGCCACCCCGCGCGCACCGATCAGCGGCTTCCACGTCGCGACCAGATCGAGCGCGCCGGCCTTCATGCCTTCCCGCTTGCGCTGGTTCACTTCCCATTGGCTGCGCTTGCCCGCGTTTGGCACCGCGAAGATATCGACCGCGGGGCACTGGATTCGCGCGTCTCTCAGGAACGCAAGCTGGCGTGCCCCTTCGCCGCGCACGTCCTTGTCCTTGGCGTCGATATGCCAGGGATGGTCCAACTGGCGCTCGAGCGCGTCAAAGGCGAGCAGCAGCGTCACCCCGCCCGCACCTGTCGCGCAGTCGCCAACTCGTGCTCGATCACCGCCCGCGGCACCCGGTGGCGCCTGTGCAGCTCGTCCACCGTCACCGCGTTCAGCTTGTGCAGACGGCAGCCGTAGAGGAAATCCATCATCTGCGCCTTGGCCTCGGCGAGCGTGATCTCGGTGGGCTTGGCGGGGTTGCGGTGCATCATGCCTGCGCCCTCCACCGCTCGAAAGCCGCCTGCCCGTAGAGCGCGCGGACGCCTGCCTCGGCGAGCGTGATCCCCTCGCGTTCGGCGGTGCGGCGGAACATGCTCAGCGTGGCGAAATGGAGCGCGTCGCAGCGCCTGCCCGCCTCGGCATGGTCCTGGGGCGCATGGATGCACGACTGGTCGGCGGGCTGTTTCAGGGGCGGGCGGATGCCGTTCTTCGCCATCTCGCGGCGCACACGGTCGATTGCCGGATAGCTGTATGCGATGCCCGATACCGCCAATGTGCGCGCTACCGACGCCGAGCCGTTGTTGATGAGCAACGTCTCGACAAGCTCGCGGTGCTCGGGGCGGACTGAGCCTCGGGGTGCGATGTCTGCCTGCGTGCGGGCCGGATAGGGGAATGTCTGCGTCATGAAACCTCCGCAACGGTTCGCGCCGTGTAGGGGAAGCCGCCCGTAGCGGCACGAGGGCGGGCGGGGATCATGCTGCCTCCGCGTCGAACTTGCCGACTTCGTTGCCCCATGATTCCCATCCGGGGCGGGCGGTGCGGGCGAACAATTCGAGATAGGGGCCGCCGACCAGTTGCTCGATATGGCCGTATGCCTCTTCGGGCTTGCGGCTATGCTCCCGGCGCGGCGACACGATCAGCTTGCGCACGCTGGCGCTGAGCCGCTTCGGCGAGCCCTTGGTGAAGAGGAGGCAGCACTCGGGATTGGCGCGCGTCCAATAGCCGGTGCCCATCGGAAACAGCTTGTGCTCGGGCTCGTGCATGTCCCGCGCGCGCAGCGAGGTTTCGCGGCGAAGCTTTGCCCAATAGAAGCCGACGGTCTTGTACGTGAAACCCCACGCCTTGCCGACTTCGAGCGCTTGTGGAATCATCGGATCGACGGCCCACAGCAGCAGCACCGAATTGCGCGCGGCGAGATCGGCGACCGGGAGCGCCTTGATCTCGTCCAGCATCATGGTCTCATAATGGCGTTCGGGGCGGTTGTTCGCGCCGTCGATGAAGTTGCGGCGCTCGTTGGTCGCCGGGCCATCAGGACACCGCCCACGGCCCTTGGCGCTATAGGTCGCAAAGCGCCACGCCGGGTCCGCGTAGATGCACCCGAACCCGCCCCGAGGCAGGTCACCGAAAGGCCAGGCAGCCATCACGCCCCCGCCCAATCGCTATCGTCCGCATCCCCTCGCGCGAGCAGGTGGGCGGCACCAAGCGCCAGACCAACGAGGCAGGCGAGGAGGAGGGCTGTGCGGATCACTGGGTCAGCGCTGCGAAGATTGGCAGCCCCGACGCGGGCGCGCACTCGCGGATATAGGGCTCGGGACGCGCCTCGCCCTTCTTCTCCTTGCTCGCGAATGGCCGATAATCGGGGAAGTCGATCAGGAACCGACGACAGATCATCATGCCGGTGTCGCGGCTGATCCCGAGCGCGTGAACCGTCGCGGTTAGCGACTTGCCTTCCTCGGCATAGGTCTGCATCATCATCGCGCGCTTGGCGTTGTTCGCCGATACGCCGCGCGATTTGGCGAACTGGTCAACCAGATAGGCTGGGCTTTCCATTACGCTGCCTCCTTGCTGTTTCGTTTGCGATCAATTCGAGGATGACCTTTCCCGCCACGATTTTCCGCGTTGGCCACGTCTGGAAAGCAGCCGGGCGAACGACGGCGAGTCGGTCCGCGGGCATGGCACGCAGAAGCGTGGTGATCATGGCGGGAGTGAAAGGCTCGCTCATACCGCCACCACCCCGAGCCGCCCGAGCAGCCCCTCGATGGCATCGCGCGCATTCTCCAGCGACGCGCGGTTGGCCCTGATCTCTTCGTCGGACAGTTCGCCGTCAGCGAGCGCCACGGACAGCGCGAGCGCCGCCTGCAGCACCTTGCTTTCGCACTCGCGCGGGTTCACAGCGGCGGGCCTGCTATCGGAGCACAGGCGGTCGAAAGCGCCGGTAAAGCGCCCGTTCCATTCCCGCTTGGCGCGCCCGAACGCGACGATGCCCATCTCCGCCGAGCCTTCCGCATATTTCGCGGCCTGATCAGCGCTCTTGCCGAGCACCGCGGCGATATCGTCCCATGTCAGCCGGTCCGCGCTCTTGATCGCGGCAAGCTCCCCGCCGAGTGCATCCAGCACCGACGAAGCGGAAAACACGGGCCGTTTGCCGTGGAAATGCGGTTGGTCGGGCATCTATTGGCGCTCCCCATGATCGGCTTCCGAACCTTCGGCGATGTTGCGCATGTCGTGATCGGCAAGGCGCGCGCGATGGGCCTTGCCAGCGATGCGAGCGATGACGCTGGCGAACACGAAACAGCCGAGCGCGGCGATGACGATGATGGTGTCGTGGTTGGGGAGGGGCATCTAGCAAGCTCCCCGATCGCCGAGATCAACCCGCGCATCCTCGATGATCGCATAAAGCCGAGCGGCTGCGACGAGCACCACGGCGAGCGGCACGATGAAGAGGATCAGCAGCCCGGACACGGCTTTCAGGACAATGCGCGCCATCTACCAGCTCCCCCGCTTCACCATGCGCCGCCGGTAGCGGGCCGCAATCGCGACGAACCCGAGCGAGATCAGCAGCTCAAGCAGCCCGAACCATTTCAGCGCCTCAAGCGTCCACCCGATCGCGGTCCACAGCGCGGCCGTCATCCCCCAACCCCCTCGAACGGCGCGGCCCGGTTACGCTGGACCGCGCCGCCCTTGCCGACGAAAGGGGAAGACGTCGGCGAAGGGGAGGGGGGATGGTGACGCTTCATGCTGCGTCGGCTTGGTCGGCGGGCGCCTGCCTCCCCTTCGCCTGCAGCATTTCGATCGCCAGCGTCGTGCGCGCATCGAGCGGCAATTCGCCGGTTTCCAGCCGCGAAATGGTGGTTTGATGGAGCCCCAGCTTCGCGGCGAATTCGCCCTGCGTGAGCCCAAGTTCGGTGCGGATCGCGCGAATATCAGCCATGGCGCACTATATGCGCATACGAATACGACATGCAAGCCGGATTATGCGTGCGCGAATTGGGGGTCGTGGCCCTCTCGCGGTAACGAGCGCGGCATGACCGTGCTAGGTGACAACATCCGGCTTCTAGCCGAACAGGCTGGCGGCCAAACCCTGCTCGCCGAGAGCATCGGGGTAAGCCAAGGCGCGATCTCGCGCTGGATCAGCGGCAAGCCTCCGCGCAAGATGGACGCGCTGGCAGGCGCGGCGAGGATCGCGCGCGTTTCGGTCGACCAGCTCTTGTCGGTGCCGCTCGCTCAAGCCCGAGCGCAAAGCGTGGTGTCGGGCTCGCACGCTGCGGTGATGATGCCGGTGTCGCTGCCTAATGAAGCCGACCTGACCGACATGTTTGTCGGGATGCTTCACGCGGCGGGACAGCAGCAGCTTGCGGACGTACTTGCTCCAGTGCTCGCTCAGCATCTTCCAGGTGGTCTAGCGCGGACGATAGGTCTTCAACCTCTGCCGGTGTCGGCTTCTGATGGGCCGCAAGGTCCAGAAGGTGATCGACTTCGTGCTGGAGATCGTCGCGAATCCCGGTCGCAACCGCGCATCTGATGGTGCAGTTTGTGCAGCCCCTTTCGCACGCTGGGGAAGCTCTAGGCTGCGGTAACAATGGGTGGTGGGCTCGCATGCCCTTTTCTCCCCCGCGAATCATACATGTTTGGGGGATACCAGTATGCATGAAATAGGTTCAAATTTAACCTAAGATATAAGCCTAACGAGGAAGCACCCCATGGGGACGATCATCGGCGGCGCCATGGCCGTCTATTTGCTGGCGGCGCTTTGGGAGTGGGCGCTGTTCAAGCGGGTGATGAACGACCCGGTTTTCGGCAAGCTGGCCTCGGTGGTGGCGGGCTGGCTTACCGCGAGCGCCGCCGCCGGGTTCGGGTTCGCGCACGGCGGCCCCTTTGTCTGGTGGGCCACCTTCTACTATATTCCCGGGGCGCTGATTGTCGGCTTCATCTTCTACCGTCAGGGGATGCGCGCCCTTGAGCAAGCCGACGATCCGGACGAACTGGCTGAGACATTCGAGTAGGCTCTCCCCAAAATAAAAAATTCTCAGGCGCATAAATAACGCTTGTGTCTATGCGCATGCGCATATAGATATGTCCCCAAGCCAAACCGGCTCGAGGGATACGAACGATGCCTGCCACCGCCGAGACGAACGCCGCCGCGCTGACTGCCAGCGAACGCTTCCTGCTAGGCGAAGTGGACCGCGCCCCCGATAAGACGGTTCGCTTGGCAGCGCTGCGCGGAAGCGCGCGACACATGACCAACGCCGGCTTCTGGCGCGTCGTGAACAAGATGCTCCGCCGCAACCTACTGGCGCGCAACTTCGATACCGTGACCATGACTTTCGCCGGGATGAAGGCGTGGCGCCCCTCTCCCACCATGGCCCGCGAAGTGGCGGGGGGCTGAGCGATGGCTGACGACACGCTCCCGCGCTCTGCCTATGAAGGCGACGGCGGATGGCAGGATGGGCGGCTCGGGCAGGTCTATGATCTGCTCTGGGCGGTGCTCGAAAGCCGTGGCGAGCGCGCGTTCCGCCACCCGCTGCTCGATCAGATCGAGGACATGGACGAGCGCGCCGGGAAGGCAGAGGCATGACCGCCCCCTTCGCCCCCCTACGCCACCTGCATCCGTATCGCCCGGACGCTTCCGAGCAGCCGTGCCCCGAGTGCCGAGGCCGTGGCTATTTCCTTTCCGATGGCGGTCCTGCGCCGGAGGAATTCGACTGCGACGATTGCGGCGGCACGGGCTTTGTCGAGCGCGAGCGGGAGGTGGTTTGATGATGACGCGCGAACCGAAACCAGAGCCTAGCGCCTGCAAGTTCTGCCGCTTCGGCGAGTTCAGCATCGGCATCTACTCCGGGGCGCCGACCTGTGCCCGGACGCGAATCCGCATCCCCGATCCGGTCTATGGTCGCCGCACCGTGCGCGAGGCCAAGACCTGCGAAAGCGAGCGCGCGCGGGATCGCGGCTGGTTCGATGGGAGCCTGCACTGTGGGCCTTCGGGGAGGTATTTCGAGGAAGCCCCGAAGCCTGTGCCTCCGCGCGAAGGTCAGCGCATCACCAAAGCCACCGGAGAGCCATCATGAGCGGGGAAGCATTGCTTGCGCTGGCGGCGAGGGCCGAAGCGGCGACGGGGGCGGATCGCGAACTGGACGTAGCGATCGGGCTGCTTGGCCGCTTCTACGTCGCTGAGCCCCGCTGGCCGGGTGCCGAGCCGATGATCGGATATGTCGATGACGACGGCGCTCGTGTCGAACCCGGCAATGGCGCTCAGGACAGCCTCGTGCCGCGCTACACCGCCTCCCTCGATGCCGCGCTGTCGCTGGTGCCGGAGGGGTGGGGCTTCGGCGTTCGAACCACCGATGATCGGCAGCACACGGCCCGCGCGTCATGCTGGACCGAGGGAAACCGCGGCGAGTACTGCTATGCCGCCGCAACCCCTGCGCTGGCATTGTGCTGCGCCGCCCTTCGTGCCCGCGCCCGAGCAGCATCGGAGCAAGCATCATGAGCCTCGCCCAATCCGAGCGCGTCCGTGCGAACAGCGAACGCGAGATGCTGGCGAAGATCGGCGTGCTGGCAGATGCGCGCGATCCGATTGCCGATGCCCTCGCCGCCGCAAACCGCTGGGTCGACATAGCCCGCCCGATCATCGTCGCCATGCTCGAAGTCGCCATCGCCTGCGAGCCGCTTTGGGCGCTCGATCACGGCTCGGCGATGGAAGCGCGGGGCGAACTCGGATCGGTGCAACGCGACCTGCTGCGCATCATCGAGAACGTGCGGGACGAGCATATCTCGGCGGCAATGCCGAGGCAACCGCTCGCCGCCAACGATGGCGCCTGGGCCGCGTTCGATGCCGCCTGCGAGCCGTTCGATGAGGCGATGCGGGAGGTCACCACCACAGACGACGCAATCCGGCTGGTTACGGCTGAGATGCGCGGGGACATCTCTTAAACGAAGGACTGAAAATGGACGACAAGATCAAGAACGTAGTGACCGCCGCTGTCATCAAGGCGATCTCCGACAACGGGCCTGAATTTCTGGCGGACAAGGCCGCGCAGATTTTGAACGCGCCCGGCGACAGGGGGATGTATGGCTCCCTATTCGGATATCTCGGCCGCTTTCGCGAGGATGATCAGACCTATCTCGAAACCCTGATCGACGGCGAAATCAAGGCGTATGTCAAGGTCGTGATCGCCGAGTGGTTCGCGTCGAAGCGAGATGCTTTGCGCGACAAGATCATCGCCCATATCAGCGCCGAGAACATCGCCGACGCCTACATCGACAAGGTCGCGGCGCTCATGGAACAGGGCGGCATTTCCGTTTCCGTCTCGCTGCCCAGCGCTGACGACGATGATGACGACTGAGCAAGTGACCCGCTCGGCCACCCTCTCAATCGCACTCGTTGCTGCGCTCGTCATGATGGCTTGGGTGGCATGAACGCGCTTATCTCCAAGCCCGGTCGCTACAGCGGCATCCCGCTCGACGTGTACCACGGCGCCGACGAGATTTGCCCCGGCCCGTCGATCTCATCCTCGGGCTTGAAGCTGCTCGACCGCTGCCCGCTCAAATACTGGCTGCAATCGCCGCTCAACCCGGATCGCCAGCCGCGCAAGACGACGCGCGCGCTCAATCTCGGCAAGGCCGCGCACGACATCATCGGCCTGGGCGAGAATTGGCCCGGCGCCTATTGGGTCGCGCCCGAAGGCTATAACCGCGGGCATGCCAACAAATGGGCCGACGCCATCGCCGAAGAGGAAGAGGCAATCGAGCACGGCGCCACGGTGCTGAGCTTCGCCGATGCCGCGACGGCGCGCGCGATGGCCGAACGGCTCCGGCACAACGACCTGATCGACGCGCTGTTCAGCGGCGGCGAGGCGGAAGTGACGGTCGCATGGCCCGACAAGGAAACCGGCATCTGGCTGCGCGTGCGGCCCGACTGGCTGCCGCATGTCCCGCGCTTCGTGCCGGACTATAAGACCTGCGTCGATGCCAGCCCCGATGCGTTCCGCAAGGCGGTCGACAATTACGGCTATCACCTGTCCGCCGCGCTCTATCTCGAAGGGCTGGAACAGGCGCTCGACCAGCGCCCGGAAGCCTTCATGTTCGTCGCACAGGAAAAGGAAGCGCCGCATCTGGCGCAAATCTACCAGCTTGACGAGACGGCGCGCTCTTGGGGCGCCGCGATCAACCGCCGCGCAATCCGCAAGTTCGCCGACTGCCTGAGCCGCGACAAGTGGCCGGGCTACGGGCGCGATGTCGAGATGATCGACCTGCCGCCGTGGCGCATCACCGACCTGGACAAGCAGGCCACTGCCGGCCTTTTGGAGTACGGCCATTGATCCTCTTTTTCGACACCGAGACGACGGGCTTCTACGACCAAAAGCTGCCCCCGGATCACGCGGGACAGCCGCATATCGTGCAGCTCGCCGCCGAACTCTGCGAGGATGACGGGCGCCCCGTCATGGGCATGTCGCTGATTATCGACTGCCCCTTTCCGATCCCGGCGCGGGCCTCGGAAGTGCACGGCATCACCAACGAGATTGCGGGCGCGCGCGGCGTCGATCTGGAATTCGCTATCGACCTGTTCCGGCACTTCTACCGGCTCGCCGATCTGGTCGTCTGTCACAATGTCGCGTTCGACGTGCCGGTCATGGCGTCGGAAATAACCCGGTTCCTCAAGCGATCGACCGTGCTGACGAAGCCGACCTTCTGCACCATGGAGTCGGCAACCCCAATCGTGAACCTGCCGCCGACCGAGCGGATGCTCGCCGCCGGGTTCAACAAGCCGAAGCCGCCGAAGCTGGAGGAGTGCATCCGGCATTTCTTCGATGAGGCGCTCGAAGGCGCGCACGACGCGATGATCGACGTTGCCGCGTGCCGCCGCGTCTATTTCCACCTCAAGTCACTGGAGACACAAGCATGAACGACATTGCAACCGCCGCCGACATCCTCTCGCAGGCCGCACAGGCGCGCGGCAACGGCG